TAGATGCACTTTTTAGTTCGCTTGGTGGGATATAAACTTTTCCGCCAAGTTTCTGACGATCTATCATCTGTTGCAATGTTTTATGTGGTTTATCGGTTTTAACACCAATAGATTTATCAGTCTCTTCTCTTACTATTTTTGCTTTACCCTTTCTATTTGGGTTTGGATCTTCTTTACGCTTCTTCTTTGCTCTCTTCTCTCTTTCATCCTTACTCATTGCTGCACGATCATCAGCATCGCGGCAGAATGGTTTGGTTTTTTGTCCAGGTTGCTTAGCACAAGGTTTACCATCATACTTACCACCTGCCTGAACCCAACCACCACCTTTGAACCAATCACGTAGTGAATAGTCCTTATCTTTTGCAGATTTACCGTCTCTCTTTCCTTCTAGTATTTCTACTTCTTCTTTATTCATTTCACCACTATCAACATAATCTGCTGCGGTATCAATATAGTCTGCCGCCTTTGTAATTTTAGATTGAACCCAAGCCTCAATCTCACCTTCACCTTTCTTCATTTTTTTCTGAAGTCTTTTAGCACCATTAACAATAGTAGAAAGTTCAGAGCGAGCCATTGAATACTCGTGGTCCTTTGCCTCATTTGCAGGATGAACTTTTGCTACAGAATACTTATCCCACATTGATGGTCCATAAGAACATTCAGATCTGCTTTCCATTTTTCTGCAGAGTTTGCAATATTTTACTTCAGTCTCTTCGAAAGCAGATCCTCTTTTCGTATGAAGCATTTCCCCCTTTTGCTTCTTAATCAACTTTGTTGAGTATTCTTGTGCTTTAGTTGTACTCGAAACATTTTCATCGGGAATACCCTTCTTAGGATTATCATAAACATCAATGTCGCCATCAGCATCGCGATCTACATACTGAACTGTAGCATGATGGACCAACTGTTTTAAATCCAAATTTGGATCTAATTGGTGTTGTTGCTTTCCTTTAAGATGTGGAGCTTTGTGACCAAATTTTGGAAATTTAACTCCAGATACTTCTTCGTTAAATGGCGACATGGATTTTGTACTTTCCCCTCTCTGTCTTTTTTTACGAGCAGCACAATGTGCTTTTTGAGAGAATCCTTTTGGATTGCCACAGTCTATTGATTTTTTATAGTCTTTAGACCAGCTCATAAAACAAAGAATCTATTCCTTATTATTTAGAAAACCTTGTTTGAGTAATTTTTGAAGTTCTGAAGTTGACCCAACAAATACCGCATTATTAGTAACATTGTTTGTTGTTTTTACAGTTTGATCTTCAACTTCTTTTAGTTTCTTTTGTAAATCAATCAGTTTGTCTGTAGTGTCTGCAACATTTTTAATTAATTGTCCGGCAACTTCATATGCTCTTGGACTGCCACCTTCGCCAGCAAGTTCCATGATTCCATTAATTGCTTCTTGTCCCTTTTCAATCAATGAATACAAATTTGCCCTTGTATATTCATAATCTTTTTTAATGTCATTTGTGGGAGAAGTCTCCACGATAGAAGTTTCTTTCTTTGATTCTACTATTTTACTATCAACATTTAGAGCTTTGTCAATACTACTATAATCTGGCATAAAGTTCACCTATTAAAAATCAATTTTACGTGTTGGGCTATAGTCTTTAGAGTCTGAAAGGAAAGTAAATGATTCGTTGAATCCAAAGTCATCATCTGGTTCAACTAGAAGATCGTCAGCAGCAGTTAATTTATCAATACTGGCGTTAACCAAATGTTCAGTTATAGAGGTATTTTCATATCCTCTTTCGACATATAATTGAGTTGCATTTGGTTTTTCTTTAACGTACATTATTTCACTGTCAACTATTATTCTGTCTCCAATATTAAAACTTGCACTAGAAACAACGGGTATTAGAACCTGAGTTGTAGAAATAGTATCTGTCAAAACAGAAGTATCATCATTATTGTAATCTTTTTTCGCTCTAGGAGTAACAACGTAACGCATTTCTCTTGTTGAAGAACGAACAGAGTCTCCAGTATATGTATCGACTTGAACTTTTTTGATAAGACCTTCCGAACTTTCTGCAATAGGTCCGAACAAATAAGTTTTTGCAGTAAATCTTAAAGTGTATAGTAGAACTCTTCTTGTTGAAAAATCTCCTTCATAATCATCTTGAAAATTAATACTTTCCAAAACAATAGGAATATCTCTCTTCTCACCAATAGAATCTACAAGATTAACAGTAATATTAAATGCTGGTTGAAAATATGGTAAAATTTGTTCAATGATTTGTAGTCCATCGTCATTTAATTTCACCATTATGTTTAAATCAAATCCAATATTGTACGGAACTGGTAAATAAACTTTTTTTAAATTATTTCCAGTTGATGCCTTAAAAGTTTGAGTAAGACTTGCTTTTCTAGTTGCGTCATATTGTATAGATGTCATTTCAAATGACATCCTAGGTAAACTTATCTGAACTGGTTTATTAAGATCAGCTTGCTGTCTAATTCTTGCAAGAAACTTTTGAACAGGACCATATGCAAGAGGAACTCTAATATCACTAATGGTAGTTGTATCGTCAGAACCTTGGTGCTTTATGTTTATTTGATTAAATAAAGTTCCAAAACCTATAATGGTTTTTCTAATAATTTCGTGATAGTAATAAGTTCCTAGCATTAATATGTACCAAATGGATTTGATTCTGAGAAATCTAGTATGAGATCCGCTTCTTCTTCAATCTCATCATTTTGACTATATTTATCGTAAATATCATTTTGATTATATGATTTTACTGAGAAGATAGCACCAGACTCCTGTCCTGTGATTGTTTCTCCTGGATAGAAATATGGTTGAGTTGAGGAAGCTCCAACAAAGGAAACCTTAAGAGTTCCATCATCTGAGTCCCAAGATTTAACTCTAGCTCTAAGACCAGATCTTTGTCCAATAACAATTTCATTAAACCTATAAGTACCAACCCCAGTTATAGTTTCTGGATTAGAAATCGTTATTACTGGTGGATTGTTTATGTCGTATCCAAATCCAGGATCACTGATTAAGATTGAGGTCACAATACCTGAAGAATTAATTCTACTTTCCGCACGTGCTGTAGATGTTCCAATTCCAACAGATGGTCCAGAAATAGTGACAATTGGATTTGTTGAATATCCAACACCACCATCATTTATAGATATGCTAATAACTCCATAACCTTGTGTTTCTATCGAGCAAGTTGCTGCTGCACCTGTTCCAATTGTTATTGCAGTTGAACCAGAACCAATAACTTGACTTACAAAATTGATTGAAGGAATTGTAGAGTATCCAATTCCAGCATTGGAGAAAAGAATTTTTTGTACCGAACTAACTCCTCCTTTAGAGGTTGTTATTGCAATTGCCCTTGCATCCGTATTTCCAATTCCAGTTGGCGCGGTTCCAATAGCAACTTGTGGTGCTCTTACGTATTCATATCCATCATTATTTAAAAATAGTTGTCTAACGTATCCTGTACGTACAATTGCTGCGGCAGATGCTGTGCGACCAGCACCAATCATGCTAAGAGTGGTTATAAATCCAATATCTTCAAGTTCTCTATCTACCTCATCAATATTTGTATCAAGAACCTCGTCTTCATATTCAAATAGTTCACACTTTAGTTCATAGACATATAATTTACCAAGTTGATAAAATGGTTGTTCATGCTCTACAAACTTAACTTCAAATAATCTTTGTCCTAACGGAAAATAAATTAAATCTCCTTCCCTTGGTCTGGTTGATAATTCAATCTCACTGGAATCCATTCCATTTAAGAATATGCCAATAAAATCTTCAAATCTTTCTTTGGATATTGTTAAAGTTACTTCGTCTCTAATGCTAACACCAAATTTTGTGAGGATATCACCAGATCCACCATATCCATCATAAGTATTTAAATATGCTTCTATAGCGAAGTTGTCATCAAATCTTGAAGATTGAATTTCTTGAATGATAGTTTTTTTATTTACAAACTTTCTTGGAATGTATATGACTTCTACGCCATACATTCTTAATTGTTCATTAATCAGAGACTGAACAAGTCTCTGTTCGCCAGATGATCCTTGTAGAAAAAAGGGATTGAGTGCCATTATCCAATAAAGTCGTAAGGTGGTAATTCATGTTCTAGAGCCATTCTCTGTTTTAATGCATCAAGTTCTCTCACAGCATCTTCATAGAGTTCTCTACCATTTAGTTCTATTCCTCCAGGCAGTTTCACACCTCTAAATTTAATAAGATTTTGTCCCCATTGTTTTTTGATTAATGACGTAAGGTACTGCTTTAGGAAACTATCATTATAAATTTGACTGAATGAAGCTGGATCTAGTGCCCTATAACAATCAATTACAATAAATGTTCCTGCTGATTGGGAACCCCAGTCTATATCTAAGTATAATCTA